TCGTGGAGGCGTAAGAAACGCTAAACGATTAGCAGAGGAACTACTTAAGAAAGAGAAAGAAATCATCTGCAACGCCTTTAGTGATGCACAACACGGAGCAGTTGAATCAAGATGGACTGCCGAAGAATACTTTGAAGAAACCTTTAACACCAAAGAGAAATGGGATATGTAGTAGTTTATGATAAGTTCGTTGAGAATAGCACTTGGCTACTAAACGCCCGAAAGACATTCAAGGAAAAGAAGGAGGCAATCACCTTCGCAAGGGATTGTGAGCATAGTGCTTACACCGCTAATGTCAAAATGTATGAACTATAATGGGAAGAATAACCGAAGGATTTGCTTTGGCTAATATGACAAGCGAAGAAAGAAAGCGATATGCCTATGGCAAGAATGCTGAATCCTATTTCACGCATATCACAATTGACACCAAGACTCTAAAACAAATACCACCACCCAAAAATGACTATTGAAACATTCAAGTATGTGGGAAGCATCCAGGTGATCCCATTCGTAACAATATGCTACGATTCGGATATTTGCGAAAGAGCCGTATCTTTCGGATGGCTATGGTGGGGAATTACAATAGTCAAAAAGAATGGGATGCATTTATGAAGAAACATACAAAGGTTTATCTGCAAGGGATGGGGTTCGATGAAACGGATTTCATCCCTTGTGAGGTTTGTGGAGGCCGTGCCGTTGATATTCATCACATAGAGGCGAGAGGTATGGGAGGAAACAAGGAAGCCGATGTAATTCAAAACCTAATGGCTCTATGCAGAAATTGCCACATTCAGTACGGAGACATAAAACAACATAAGGAGTGGCTAAAAAGGATTCACGAAAAAAAGTTACTTAAGAGATGAAGATTCAGATTTCAAAGATCAAATCAAACCCGAACAATCCTCGTTTCATTCGGGATGATAAATTCCGGAAGTTGGTCAAGTCAATCCAGGAATTCCCGGAGATGTTAGACATTCGCCCTATTGTAGTGGATGCGGATATGGTCGTGCTTGGTGGGAATATGCGATTGAAGGCGTGTATTGAGGCGGGATTGAAGGAAGTGCCGATCTTGATTGCAGACAATCTAACCCCAGAGCAACAAGAGCAATTCATCATCAAAGACAATGCATCATTCGGTGAGTGGGATTGGGATGTACTCGCAAACGAATGGGATACCAAGAACCTCAATGATTGGGGATTGGATGTGCCGATTTTGAATGAATCCCTCCAACCGATCAAAGGATCAGATCCAGAGATTGAAATCACGGAGGAGATCTTGGAAGAGCATAACTATGTGGTGTTCACTTTTGACAACAAATTGGATTGGCAAGTGGTGAAAGAAACATTCGGGATCAACACGGTAACAAAGCCCGGATTCACAGAAACCTACCAACAGAAGGGAATCGGAAGAGTACAATCGGGCAAGAAACTCCTGGATCTTATTAGCAAGAAATGAGATACAAAGTATACATACCAAGCAAGGGAAGAGCCGGGAAGGTAACAACCCACAACCTTTTCCTGGATTCAACAATCATCTGTCCGGATAGTGAGGTTGATCTATACAAGGAACACCACGAAAATGTGATTGGAGTTCCGGATGATGTGAAGGGAATCACAAAGACTCGCAATTGGATCTTGAACAATATGGATGATGAATGGATGATCCAGGTTGATGATGATGCTCTCTCGTTCCATATGTTCGAGGAAGGGAAGATGCGGAAATTCATCGATGCGGAGAAGATTCACGAAATCATTGATAACCAATTCCAATTGTGTGATGATTGGGGATTGAAGGCGTGGGGATTCTCTTTGGCGGCTGATTACAAATTCTACCGAGAGTACACGCCTTTTTCAACCCAGGGAGTTATTGGTGCGAATATCATTGGGATCATCAAGAACGAGATTCGATTTGATGAAAGATTGAAAGTAAAAGAGGACTACGACTACTCAATGCAACATATAGCCAAATACAAAGGGGTTTTGCGTTGTATGAAATACGGCATTGATGTTGTACACCTAACCAATGAGGGGGGATGTGTTTCGTATCGCACGAAGGATACGGAGATGGAAGCGTACAATGTCCTGGTGCAGAAATGGGGGAGGAAGGTTGTCAAATTACAGAACAACAAGAACTTCGTGAAAATGATATCACCAAGAAAAGGCGTATGACAAATAGTGACATAAAAAAAGGAGCGATGATTGAAGCCCTTGAGCAATCTCTTGGGGTTGTAACTACGGCTTGTAAGATTGTCGGGATCTCCAGGGAAACACACTACCGATGGCTCAAAGAAGATCCAGAGTACAAGGAGAAGGTTGAGGGGTTGATTGATGTGGCGTTGGATTTTGCGGAGAGCCAATTACATAAACAGATCCGAGATGGAAATTCTACGGCAACAATCTTCTTTCTGAAAACGAAGGGCAAGAATCGGGGATACATAGAAAGACAAGAGATCCACAATACGGGGGATAACCTATTCAATATCCAGATACTTGGCGAGGGAACTGAAAACGAATAAAGTATTCGGACACCTTCTTCGATCAGATAAAAGGATCACAATTGAACAAGGTGGAACGCGATCCGGCAAGACATATAACATCTTGCTCTGGATCATATTTTACTATACAAGAAAAAACAAGGGGCAGATAATAACGATCTGCCGTAAGACATTCCCTTCTCTCCGGGCATCTGTGATGAGAGATTTCTTTGAGATCCTCCGGAGTTATGATCTATACCGAGAGCAGTATCACAATAAATCCTCAAGTGAATACTACCTCAATGGAAACCTTGTTGAATTCATTTCGATTGATCAGCCGGACAAGATCCGAGGAAGAAAAAGGAATCTCCTCTACATCAATGAGGCAAATGAATTATTTTTCGATGACTGGCAACAACTCGTTTTTCGAACGGATGGGAAGATCATACTCGACTACAATCCCTCTGATTCATTCCATTGGATATACGACAAGGTGATCCCCAGGGATGATGCGGAATTCTTTCAAACGACATACAAGGACAACCCCTTCCTGGATCATACAATCAAGCAGGAGATCGAAAGATTGAGAGATACGGATGAGGACTATTGGCGCATCTATGGTCTGGGAGAGAGGGGAAGATCGAGAGCAACTATATTTCAATTCGACATTGCAGATGAACCAAGGGGGAAGGTTATTGCAATGGGTATGGACTTTGGCTTCACGAATGATCCTACGGCATTAGTCCGGGTAACGGAGGAGGGAGGGAATCTATATCTTGAGGAGATGCTATATCACACGAACCTCACTAACAGAGATATATCAGACAAATTGCAAGATTTAGGATTGACCAGATACGATGAGATCTGGGCAGATAGTGCAGAGCCAAAATCAATCGAAGAATTGCATCGGATGGGATGGAATGTAAAACCCACCACAAAGGGCAAAGATTCTATTATGGCGGGAATTGATATTCTGAAAAGGTACAAGATCTTTGTAACGAAGAACTCAAAGAATCTGATCAAGGAATTGCAGAATTACAAGTGGCAAGAGGACAAGAATGGAAACCTTTTGAACAGACCGATTGACTCCTTCAACCACGGAATTGATGCGGTGAGATATGCTACCTACAACAGATTGAGCCGACCGAACTATGGGCAGTATGCCATACGATAGGAAACAAAAGTTATTTGAATGAGATGAATGTAATCGTACCGAATCACTTAAGCGAGATAAACCTGGGGCAATACCAGCACTTTCTCCGATTGGAGGGAGATGAGGAATTCTTGGCGAAGAAGATGATTGAGATCTTTTGCGGTCTGAAAATGGATTTGATTCACAAGATGAAGGTTTCATCCATCTCGAAGATCTCCAAGATCCTCTCAACAATGTTGCAAGAGAAAGCGGAATTCAAACCAACATTCAAGATCAATGATCAAGAATTTGGATTCATCCCGATCCTGGAGGATTTGACATTCGGAGAATTGCACGATCTGGATCAAACGATTAGTGATTGGCAGAGAATGAATGAGGCGATGTGTGTATTATTTCGCCCCATAGAGCAGAAGATAGGAAAGAGGTATCGGATTAAGGAATGGGATGGAAAGATGGATCTCGCTGAAACTATGAAGCAGATGCCGATGGATGTTGTGATGGGATCGGTGGTTTTTTTTTGCAATTTAGGGATCGATTTATCAGCGGCTTTCCTTCGCTATTTGGCGAAACAAGAGGGGATCACGACTATTCCGTTGAAGGGCAATTCGCTCAACGATGGGGATGGTTTCCCCTATTCTATACTCTCGCCGGAGGTGATGCAACAAAATTTGATCAAGCATCCAAACTCCCCGCATCCTTCGCCTTCTCATTTTTAGCATTTGAAAAAGACCGAAACGAAGCAGAAAACAAAATACTCAACAAGAAATTCAAATGAGAAACTTTTACCTCGTACTTGAAAAGATCAAAACATTCCTGGAAGGACATTCGCAAGTCAATGTTGTAACCACGGGAGATATCTTTGATGTGGATCTCAACAAGCAGACCATCTTCCCTTTGTCGCATATCATCATCAATTCTGCGAATCTTGAAGGGCCGGTTATTCGCTTTAACATCTCCGTTTTGGCGATTGACATCGTAGATGAAACGAAAGAGAACCCCAGGGATCAAAATGAGCCATTCTACGGCACGAACAACACGCAAGACATACTCAATACCCAACTTGCGGTTTGCAACGCTCTGATCAAAGAATTGGAGAAGGGAGATCTGCATTTTGACAAATACCAATTGCAAGGAGTTCCCCAATGCCTTCCCTTTTCTGATCGGTTTGAAAACTTGTTGGCGGGATGGAATTGCACTTTTGATATTATTACGGCAAACACGGAGATTTCGGTATGCTAACCGCATCAAATACAGAAGCATATTTAAATGCCTTTGCTCAAAGGGTATTGCAACAAGCGCAGTTAGAACTTGGGGCATACCGCACAGAGGATGGCAAACGGAGGCGTATTGATTCAAGTGGAAGATTGAGAACATCACTTCCTGGATCATATTCTTTGAAGTTGATGCCGAATTCTTTGTCTTTGAAATTTTTCGAAGAGAATGAAGAATGGCAAACATATGGTTATGTTGTAGACAAGGGAAGGAAGCCAGGAAAGATGCCTCCTACTGATGCAATCAAGAAGTGGATCAGACAAAAACCCTTGAGATTGAGAGATCTGAAAACGGGATCTTTTGTGAAGATGACAGAAAGCAAGGTTGATTCCGTTGCGTTTGCAATAGCCAATAAGATCAAGAAAGAGGGAACAAAGCCCACTTATTTTTTTACCACACCTTTTCGTTTAGCATTTGAAACATTACCAGAGGAGTTAGGACAAGCGTATGCTTTGGATGTCGCTGATTTCCTCCGGTTCACATTGGACAATTCAGTTAAGAAAGCACAATAATGAGCACACCATCACTATCCTATCCAAGTTCTTTGAAGATGGCGAGAAGCCCTATCTTCTATACGGGAAAGAATAATACCCTCACCAATGATGAGTTGAATGCAATGACTTTGAATCTGAAGATTTGGAGCGGAACATCTGCACCAACACCTAACAATTACGAATTGAGCAAAACATATTCGGTTAATGAGGTGATCAATTTCGAAATCTCTGATCTGATCAATTCAGAATTCCAACACGACTTTGGTATTTACAATACAATATTTTATGAACAAAGCCCATTGAATGAGGTGCTTTGGGTTAATGGCACGGGTGATTGGATTTATTCGGATAATGGTGCAGCCCCGGCAACGGGAATATGGTCAAACACTACGGCAAACAAGTTCTTGGCTACTCAAGGGTGGGCAGATAAATTCAACCCAACAAACCCCGCAGTAACAAGCCCCGTTCTTGCCGTTAGCCGTAACCGCCAAGTGCTATCTTCTAACTACGAGAGTCTTGCAATCTACAATAGCGTTGCAAATAATTTGGGTTATATTCTTATTTCTTGGAATAATGGTGCCCGAAGAAACTTAACTGACACGGATGGTGTAACCATTGCCCCACCGAATCCAACAAGCGGAAATACGCAAGACCTTGTTATTTACGCGGGAGTCGGCCCCGCAAACCTTGAAAACAATAGCGGATTACATCCATCAGTAAAACCAAGCAGTCATTCGGATGGAGATTTTTACGATATAGTTCTTTACAATTCTTCAGATGTTGAACTTGCACAAATTAGATACACCCTCGTTTGTGAACCAAAATATACTCCTTACCAGGTTTCTTTTGTTAACCGCTATGGGGTGGCTGATTTCATCACCTTCTTCAAGACAAGCACAGAACAAGGTACTTTCACCAATGAGCAGTACAAGAAGAGTATTTACAATGATGGGTTCACGACTCCATCTCTTCAAAATGCTCAATACCAATCTTACAATATCAATTCAAGGAATACTCTTCGACTCAACACGGGTTGGGTAGATGAAAACTATGATGAGGTCATTGAGGATATTTTGATGAGTGAGAGCGTTGCGATTCTCCTGGATGGGAATTGGGTTTCAGCGAATCCACAAAGGGGATCAATAGATTACCAAAAAGAGGTGAACCAAAAGGTGATCAATTACCAATTGACATTTGACATTGCATTCAACGAGAGAACCCTTATTCGATGAACCAGGTAGATATTTACATTGGAAATAGTCGACTTGATCTCTTCGATGATGAGGAGATCACTATCAACCTATCCATTCAGAATTACAAGGAACTTGACAAGATCTTCACGGATTTTACGCAGTCATTTACTATTCCCGCAACGGGTAGGAATAATGAGATCTTTGCTCATTACTATCGTACAGATGTAGTCGCATCAAGAATAACGGAAAGCAGTTCGGGTGGTTATTCGAATTGGGATGACTTGGTGCAATATTGGGATTCAATGGACATCATTTGGGATGCCGGGAGTTCATCAACATCCGAAGCAAATACATTTGATGGAAGATTACGCCCAACTGCAAGAATCGAAATCAATTCATTGCTCTTCCGGGATGGAGTCATTCAGATTGAGGATGTATTGATGAGGGGAACGGAACCCTATGCCTACACCTTGACATTCTACGGATACCTGGTCAATCTAACAGATCTATTTGGTGAAGATTACCTCTATGATTTAGATCTCTCCGATTACAACCATTCATATGATGGTAACACGATCCTCCAGGGATTCAATTCAGAAGCATTACTCGGAGGGAATGTATTTTACCCTTTGATGAGTCCGGTGCGAAATTGGGTTTACAATGTTGGATCAAGTAGCCCTGCACACGAGGATGATATTCAATTCCTCACCGGACATTCTGGACACCATCACGGGGTAAACTATTACGAGTTAAAACCCGCATTGAAAGTTGCAAAAATTCTGGAAGCGATAGAGAGTAAGTATCAAATCACCTTTTCCGGATCTTTTTTGAGTGATGCAACATTCCAAAAACTATACTTATGGGCACATCGATATGAAGGATATCTGTATGAACCAGGTACTACTATCGAGTGGGGCATCATCAATATGAACCGAAGCACGGGTGGAGGAACAGAATTCAACCTCACTACCGACACCTGGACTGTTGTAACAACAGATTACTATGAAATCAATGTAACGATTGACAATGCCTCTGTTGATTATGAATTGGGGCTTTTTGTCAATGGTCAACTCTTTGCATCTAATTTGGTCGATCAACATCCCGCATCATCTTACACGACTACCTGGGAGGGTACGAGTTTTGGATTTTATGCGGGAGATGAGGTGAAATTGTACATCAGACCTCAAGGAGCGATTGCCCCTTCATCAATGACATATCAATGCTCGGACTATGAAGCGATTGATTCCTCATTGGACAAAAAGTTTGAGGTTGATCAATCTCTTTCTTCATCGTACAATTTTGAATTGAAGATGAGTGATTTGATGCCGGAGATCAAGGTTGCAGATTTTCTTTCTGGGATTGTTAAGATGCATAACCTTGTGATCATTCCATCATCCAACACGGCATTCACCTTCTACACCTTGGATGATTGGTATGCCGCCGGATCCGATCTTGATCTGCAAGAATTCATCGACATTGAAGAGGTGGAGGTTAAGAGACCCGACCTATTCCGGAGGATTGAATTTGATTACCAAGACACAGAGCAAATACTCGGATATCAATACAAGAAAACAAACAAGGTTGGATTTGGTGATCTGAATTCTGATTTTCAATTTGATGGGGATGAATTCAAAATTGAATTACCATTTGAATGCCCTCTCTTTGAGATCCTGGATGATTACGACAATGGCGATGATCCGGTAAGCAAAACAAATATCCTGGTCTACAAATCCCAAACGAGAGAACCAGATACGAATTATGACAATCGCTACCAAAAGTATGTCGGTGCGCCTATTTTGATTTACGGAGAATTCCCTTACGAGATAGATTCGAACCCAATTGGATTTGTTGATGAAGCAGATCCACCTAATGAGACCGAATGCCTACAAGTGTGGTATGCAAACACATCAAGCACATCTCTTGGAACGGGATTGGCGTATTCATTGACCTGGGGTGCTGACATAGATCCCTATTACTTGAGTTCGATTCCTAACTCTCTTTACAATACCTATTGGAGTGATTACATCACCGATTTGTATTCGAAGAACAAAAGGGTTTTCCAGGTTGAAGCGGTTCTACCTATCGGAAAGATCTTGAATTTGGATTTGAACAATCTGGTGATCTGGAACAATCAAAAGTTTAAGATCAACAATGTGGATTTGAATCTCGCAACGGGAAGAGTACGACTTGAATTACTCAACGAGGTATGAAGAAGAGTTACATCGGTTATTTGATTGAGATGCTCAATGCAGATGAGTACATCAAAGAATCGAATAACATTGAAATCGCAAAAGGAAAATACTATCTGCCTTCATCCTGGAAAGAGGGTAAAAGAATAATACGCAGACAATGGCTGAACAAGTAGATGTAATAATCAACATCACCACAACAGAGAACCCGGCTCTTTCAAATATTGAATCAGCAACGGAGGGAATTGTTGAAGCGGCGGAGAAAGCGACCGAATCTTTTGAGGATTTAGGGAATGCTACGGGAGATGTATCGAAGGAGATGGGCAAGATGCGCGGAATCCTTGGACCCATCAAAGGATTGGTCAGCCAATTAACGGGTGGCATTTCAGATGGATTCTTCCAAGCGTATAAGGCGATACAATCTGCATCTTTTGGATTGAAGGGATTCAGATTGGCTCTTGCCGCTACCGGAATCGGTGCGGCTATTGCGGCTATTGGATTCCTTGTTGAGGCATTCGTTAAATCTAAACAAAAGGCAAAAGAATTAGAGGAGGCAATTAAAAACCTCAATGAACAATTCAAATTGTCGAATGCAAGTATCATCGCAAATGCTCAAAGCGTTTACGGATTAAGTAATGCATACAAGGCGGGAACAATCTCCCAGAGTCAATACATTGCCGGTCTTGCAGAGTTGGGAATCAATATTGATGAAAACAACCTAAAGACGGCAGAGGGCGTTAAAAAGGTCAACGAGTTAGCCGCGGCTTCTGGGATGCTCAAAAACATCCAAGCACAAAGGGCTGAACAAGAGGGGCTATTGGCAGAAGCGGTAAAACAAGGGAATGCTCAACAGATTACGGCAATCCAAAGTCAAATCAATGCTCTTGATTTAACCATTGCACAAGTAGCGGGAAGGAAGAAAGAGATACTCGATTTCTTTGAGGAACAAAAGAAAATAGATGACAAGTTCAAAGCGGAATTGGTAAACATCCCCGCTTATTACAATTCTATTCGTCAAGAAGCAGAGATTCTTTTGGAGGTTCTGTTCGGAGGAAAAGAAGGACTTAACAAACAGATTGAGAAGTTTGGAGAGAATGTTTCTGGAAGAGTTCAGAAACAAGCAAGGGTAGTTGGACAAGCATATGAGAATAATGCATCAACCTTTGCGGATCACCTCAAAAAGTTAAATGCCAATACAAGGGCTTTTTATGAGGGGGAACAAGGAAAGGCGATAAAAGGTGCTTTGGGTACTGCCGCTGAATTTACAAAAGTCCTTGCGGATGCTCAAGATGTTTCTTCCGCATCTGCGTTTGAGAGTGCAAAGAAGTACAAGATCGCATCGGTTGTTACATCTGCAATACAATCATCTTTTGAGGCATATGGATCTGCTCAACAATTTGGACCCGTATTGGGCCCGATACTTGGAGCAGCCCAAGTCGCTGCAATTGCTCTTGCATCGAATAAGGCCATCAATGATATCAAGAATTCATCTTTTTCCTCACCATCTTTGCCAAGCACAACAACTCCCGCCCAGGGAAGATCTCTGCAAACCAATTTCAATATTGTTGGAACGAGTGGGATCAATCAATTAGCCCAGGGCATTGGAGGGCAGTTCCAACAGCCCCTCCGGGCTTATGTGGTCGGATCTGATGTGATGGGATATGATGAACTTCAACGCCGTAGAATAAGAACCGCAACATTTGGATAATGAAACTGATCGAACTAATTATTGATGAAAATGAATTACTCTCCGGGATCAATGCGATCTCCCTGGTAGAATACCCGGCTATTGAAGAGGATTTTGTTGCATTGAATTCAGCGAAGAAAGTAGAGTTCGCTACACAGAGTGAAGAAAAGCGCATCCTAATGGGTGCGGCTCTCGTTCCTAACAAACCCATTTATCGGAAGAATGGGGAGGATGAGTTCTATGTATACTTTACAAAGGAGACAATCCGCAGAGCATCGGAGATGTTTTTCCAGAATGGAAACCAGAACAATTCCACCCTTGAACACGAAGTCGACCTCCAGGGATTGAGCGTGGTGGAATCTTGGATCATCGAGGATGAGGAATATGACAAGAGCAGAAAATATGGGCTTGATCTGCCGATTGGAACTTGGATGGTTTCTATGAAGGTAAACAATCCGGATATCTGGGAGGGATATGTTAAAAGCGGAAAGGTCAAGGGATTTTCGATTGAGGGATACTTCGTGGACAAGGTTAATATGAGCCGCGAAGGTTTGGAGGATATCGAGGAACAAGAAGCGGCATTGATCCTCTCTTCTATTGTTGGGATCATAAAGAGTGATAAGAGATTGAAGAAGGGGAAAAGGGTTGAGATGGAATCTTACACGGATTACCCGGATGCAGTCAAGAACAATGCAAAGCGTGGCATTGAATTGAATGAGAAGAACAATAACAAGTGTGCTACGGATGTGGGTAAGATCCGAGGACAACAACTTGCACAAGGAAAAGCCATCAGCGTAGAAACCATCAAACGGATGTACTCCTATCTCTCAAGGGCAGAGGAGTACTATGATGAATCAGATTCTTCGGCTTGTGGTACGATCTCTTACTTGCTATGGGGAGGCAAAGCCGGAAAGAGATGGGCAGAATCTAAATTGAAAGAATTGGGCAAATTATGAAGAGAGAACCTACTCCATCAAGATCATCTCCAAAGGGATCAAAACGAGGTTGCTTGTGTTGGGATAAAGGAACATACTCAAAGAAGTGTTGCGATGGATCTTTGAGAGCGCAGGGTATTGGCGTTACAGTTATACTCAATTACAATGAAAATTGGGAAGAAATAACCGCCACTCGTTGGAATGACATCAACAAAGGTTGGGAAAATATATAGTAAAAATGTAACAATCAAGACCCAAGCGGTCATTTAATTGAAAGCAATTCTATTATGAAGGCACAGAGTGTATTAAACAAAATTTTGACAGAACTCGCACAAATCCGCAAGGTAGAGTTCGCTCAAATGGCTTTGGAGAATGGAACCATTCTTGAAGCAGAAGAATTCGCACCCGAAAACGAGGTATTCATTATCTCCGGAGAGGAGCGCATCCCCGCACCCGTGGGAGAACACAAACTTGAAGATGGCAAAATCCTGGTAATCATTGAGGAAGGGATCATTGCAGAGATCAAGGAAGAAGCCGCCGTTGAGGAGGTTGAAATGCAATCAGAGGAAGCCGTAGCGGTTGCCGAAGAGGTAGCATCTGAAGTTGCTGATGAGGCGGCTGAAGCGATTACGGAAGAAGTATCTGCCGCTATTGAGGTTGCAGTTGCTGAAGCCCTCGTTCCGGTTGTTGAGCAAGTAGCAGAAGAGATGAAGAAAATGCGTGAGGAGATGGCGGCTTACAAAGCCGAAATGTCTGCAATCGAAAAGAAATTCTCTTCTCAATCTGCCGCTAAAGCAATTAAACACGCCCCTGGCACAAAGAACGAAACCAATGTCAAATTAGCATCCAAGCGTGTTCCTACCGCTATGGATCGTGTATTGGCTAAACTGAAATAAATTTTTTTACTTAATTAGAAATGGCTACTACTACTTCTATCACTACTACTTACGCTGGCGAATTTGCAGGTAAGTACATCGCTGCTGCCCTTTTGAGTGCAGACACGATCGAGAAAGGCCTCATTGAGGTTATGCCTAATGTTCACTACAAGCAAGTGATCCAAAAGGTTGGAACTGATGACATCGTAAAAGATGCTACTTGTGATTTCACCCCCACCTCTACTTTGACCCTCTCCGAGCGTGTCTTGACTGTTGAGGAATTCCAGGTGAACTTGCAACTTTGCCGTAAGGACTTTTTGTCTACTTGGCAAGGTGCTCAAATGGGTTATTCCGTTTACGATTCTCTTCCCGCTGATTTCAGCGAGTTTTTGATTGCACACGTTGCTTCAAAGGTTGCTCAACGCATCGAAACGAATATCTGGCAAGGTGTTAACGCTACTGCCGGTCAATTCGACGGCTTCCAAACCCTTCTCGCCGCTGATGGTGATGTTGTTGATGTTGTTGGTACTTCAGTTACTGCCGCTAATGTCATCACGGAATTGGGCAAAGTAGTTGATGCGATCCCTGCCGCTTTGTACGGCAAGGAGGACTTGACCATCTATGTTCCCCAGAATGTTGCGAAGGCTTACGTTCGTGCTTTGGGTGGATTCGGTGCTTCTGGTTTGGGTGCTAATGGTGTTGAGAACAAAGGCACTATGTGGTACGGCTCCGAGCCCTTGTACTTCGATGGAATCCGCGTTGCTATGGTGAATGGTTTGGCATCTAACAAAATGGTTGCCGCACAATCTTCAAACTTGTTCTTTGGTTCTGGTTTGGCTTCCGACCGCAACGAGGTGAAGGTTCTCGATATGCAAAACCTTGATGGATCCGACAATATTCGCGTTGTAATGCGATTTACTGCCGGTGTTCAGCACGGAGTTGGTGCAGATATCGTTTACTACGCCTAATTCTTTGAATTGATTAACCTCAACGGGGTGAGGGTTTTACCCCGCCCCCTTTTTTATTTTTAACAGATATGAGTTGTTTACTTACAGCCGGTCGGACAATCCCTTGCAAGGATGTAGTTGGTGGAATTAAAGCCGTCTACTTCGTGAATTTTGGGGATCTGGGTACGATCACAGAAACGGCAGATGAGGTTACCAATATGACTGGTACATTCTCTGCTTACAAATATGACCTCAAGGGAAATTCTTCTTTTGAGCAATCATTCAATTCAAGCCGTGAGAATGGTACGACTTTCTTCGAGCAAACCTTGAATTTGCAATTCAGCAAGTTAACGAAGGAAGACAACAAAGAATTGAAATTGATGGCCTATGGACGCCCACAAGTTGTTGTCCTGGACTATAATGACAATGCCTTCTTGATGGGTGCCGAACACGGATCAGAGGTTACGGGTGGAACGATTGTTACCGGTGCCGCTATGGGTGATTTGTCCGGATATACATTAACTTTGACGGCTCAAGAATTGAAACCCGCAAACTTTATTGCAGGTGTAGATTTGACAAATGCCGATGAGGTATTTGCTGGAATGTCAAGTGCAACCGTTACGATTGTACCTTAATCCAGATTTATTTTTTGGTTAGGAGAGGGGGCTATGCCCCCTTTCTTTTTGGAATAAAGTTGCGAGGTGCGGTTATTTAATTGAGATGCATATACTTCAAGAATCCGGATCATCGCAAAGCATTGTTGTCATTCCCCGATCTTTTCCGGGTAGTGTTACTTTACAATTGATTGATGAATCCACAAATACTACCGCAACCCCTTCGGTAAGCGTGTCCTCTGCAGATGGTTTTATGACTCTTTCCGGGGTTTTCTCCCTGGTAGATGGTAGATTCTATGGGTTGAAGGTTTTTGATGGCTCTACGCTGATTTATCGGGATAGAGTTTTCGTAACTTCACAAACGGAATTCGACAAATACACCGAAAATAGTGGAGTGTATACGGAGGAAACATCATACAACAATGAATTTGTGATCATATGAGCAACATCCATATTGTAAACCTATCGAGTTACACGACTCCAGAGATCAAGGAATACAACAACCGAGAGTGGGTATCCTATGGAGAGGACAATGACTATTTTCAATTTCTGATTGATCGGTACAATGGCTCTCCTACTAATAATGCTATCATCAATGGCATCTCCGAACTGATCTACGGAAAAGGGTTGGATGCTACTGATTCTGGAAGAAAACCCGAGCAATATGCCCAAATGAAGGCTCTATTCAAGAAGGAGTGCTTACGCAAAGCAACAAGCGACTTCAAGATGATGGGGCAATGTGCATTCCAGGTGATATACTCTCAAGATCATCAGATGATCAATGAGGTGTACCATATGCCTATCGAAACCCTCCGGGCAGAGAAATGCAATGAAGATGGAGAGATTGAAGGGTACTACTATGCAAAGTCCTGGGCAGATGTAAATGCAAACAAGGAAACCCCAACACGGATCCCCGCATTTGGTTTTTCGAATGAAGGAATTGAGATCCTATACATCAAACCTTACCGAGCGGGATTCTATTACTACTCTCCGGTTGATTACCAGGGAGGTTTGCAATATTGCGAGTTAGAGGAGGAGGTAGCGAATTACCACCTCAATAACATCAAGAATGGGATGAGCCCCTCGATGTTGATCAACTTTAACAATGGCGTTCCAACAGAGGAGGAGAGATATATCATTGAGAATAAGGTTGCGGAGAAATTCTCTGGATCTTCGAATGCGGGAAAGTTTATTCTTGCATTCAATGACAACAAAGAATTGGCGGCTTCTATCGAGCCGGTTCAATTGAATGATGCCTCTCAACAATATCAGTTCCTCGCTGATGAGTCAATGCGGAAGATTATGGTATCTCACCGGGTTACCTCTCCGATGCTATTGGGGATCAAAGACCAAAGCGGATTGGGGAACAATGCGGATGAGTTGATGACTGCCTCGCAGTTGTTTGACAATATTGTGATCCGACCGATGCAAGAAACTATCCTGGATGGTATTGACAAGGTTTTGGCTTACAATGACATCTCTTTGGATCTGTATTTCAAAACCCTTCAACCTATCGAGTTCACGGACACGAAGGTTATGGACAAGGCAACAATCGAGCAAGAGACGGGTATCAAAGGAATTGAGAAAGATACAAATCCGATTGATAGCCAGGCACAAGAGGAACTCATTCAAAAAGAGGCATCCTATAATGGTGCACAGATTGCATCTTCTTTGCAGATTATGCAAGGGGTTAAGGATGGTACTTTGTCGATGGATCAAGCAATCACATTCCTGGTTCAGATGCTTCAATTTGATCCGGCAGTTGCTAAAGCATTATTTGATGGAACATCTTCGGCCGTCATTAGTGAATTGAAATCTCAAAAACCCAAAACACCCACTTTTTCAAAGGAACAAGAATCTGCTTGGATTGAAGAATTGCGGGGAAAGGGTGAGGTCGTTGATTTAAATGAATGGGAACTCATCAGCGATGAGGTAGTCAACGACCCAGATAATGAAGATTCCCACTTGAAGAAGATGAATTTCTCTGTTGAGGATTATTCAAATTCGGATTCAGATTCCCGACTTGATGGGGGATTGTACAAGGTGCGATATGCATATACCGAGAACATTAGCGCAAACTCAAGAGATTTCTGCGTTGAGATGGTGAATGCGGCTCAAAACGGAATTGTATTCCGCAAGGAGGATATTGATATGATGAGTTTCTCTGGAGAGAATGGACAATTTGCCCCCAAAGGTCAAAGCGTTTATTCAATTTGGAAATGGAAGGGTGGCGTTTATTGCCACCACCATTGGCGCAGATTGGTCTATTTCCGCAAGAGAAATTCCAAAGGACAATTTTTACCAGAGATGGGATTGGAGAATGACAAACAAATTTCCGTAGGAGAAGCATCTGCGGCCGGATTCCCTTCGGACAAACTATTTCCATCGGGATGGTCTACGGCATCTACGGCACCAATTGATACTCCCTCACGAGGATCTCTTAAATACAAATAACAAATGGCAACGGCTCTATTCATTAAGCGAGAGGATTTGGTGCGGAACACCGCATTGGGGGGGAATGTAGATACGGACAAATTCATTCAGTTCGTAAAGATTGCCCAGGAGATTCATATCCAGAACTACCTTGGCACGAAACTTTATGACAAGATCTCTTCGGATATCATTGGAAGTACTCTTTCTGGAAACTACCTATCCCTGGTTAATTCTTACATTCAACCTATGCTCATTCATTTTGCGATGATGGAGTACTTGCCTTTTGCGGCATATACGATTGCCAATGGGGGTGTGTATAAGCATCAGAGCGAGAACTCGGTAAGTGTAGACAAGACAGAAGTTGATTTTCTAATCGAGAAGGAGAGGAAGATTGCGGAGTTCTATGTGCGTAGATTTGTCGACTATATGACTTTCCATCAAAATAATTTCCCGGAATATAACCAGAACAACAATGAG